TGCCGGTAAGCGGCTCGTGGAGCGCGTCCGACGACTCTTGTAGAAGTGCCGCTAAAGCAGCGGCGGTAGCTTCGTCGAGCTTGTAAGGCTTACCAGTGAGGCCGGTTGTTTCCATGGCTGCTAGTGCTCCACACCTTCAACGGATCACGGCCCGATCCCTGCGCTGGCTCCACTCCAGGCAAGCTGCCTCGGCGCTCGACCATTGACGAAAGCAAGGCAAGGGCCGAGATGAGGTCGTCCGAGTTAGATAGTGGGTATTCGATCAGGCGTTGAACCAAGGTTTCCCGTCCAGGGAAATCCTTTGGGAAGATTAGGTATCCCTTCCGCATGGCCGTTTGTAGCGACATTAAACGGAAGGCCAAGGAGGCGTTGCCAATCTTTTGGCCACGGATCTTGACACCCTGGATCTTACCACGTTCTTCCAGCCAAGGCGCGAATAGAGATTGACTTGCGACCTTTTCAATCCAGATGCTCTTGAGCAATGGGTGGCTGGAGCAGCCGACGTCCTCGATCCAGCACGCGGCTGCGTCTGCGCCGCCTGGGATCTCCAACGCCCTGACCGGCACGAAGATATTGCGGTCGGGCGCGAATCCCTTGAGGCCAAGGGCCGAGGCCGTGAGGACGCGCACAACGACGATTCCGTTGAGGTCGCCCTTGGTGCCGTCGATGCGTGCTACAGGGTCGTAGAGGAGGATCTCCGGCCCCTCAGGGAGCTTCTTGAGCGTGAGGTCAGGGTCGGTGGCTGCTTCGACGAGGTCTGGCTCGAAGATCGCCTCCTCGGCGGGGACCGGCTCGCAGAGGTATTGCGCCGAGAAGAAAGTGCGGCTGAGGGAGCTTTGCTTCTCTTTGATCTCGTCGGCGGTCAAGAAGGAGGGGCAAAGTGCGTAGGCGCCGTCGGGGCCGGGGCCGTTCTTGTCGGCGCGACCGTTGACGGGGTTGGTGCCGTCCCAGACGCCGAAGCGAAATTGGGACCAGTCGGCGCGGCGGGACAGGAAGCTCGTGACGTCTTGGAAGGCCCAAGGGGTGCCGATGTGGTTGATCGGCGAGTCGGGCGAATACATCAGGGGCTCAAGCGCCTCGATGAAGTCGATGACCTTCTGGCGGCGGGTGAAGGTGCGGGAGTTCTGCTCGTTGGCCGGGTCGTCGATTACGGCGCGGGTGGGGTGGTTGCCCGCGAGGTTGGATTCGACTGAGGCGGCGAATACGGAAGGTTCACGTCCTTTCCCGGCTCGTCCGTTGATGTTGAACTGGTCGGCGGGACCGGACTTTCGGACGTCGCCTTGCAGGGCAAGCCACGGGAACGCCTCTCGCACGGGCATGAACAGCCCCGGCAGGATTTCGAGGTCTCCGTTGAGGCGGTCACGGATTTCTCCGACGAGCTTTCGGGCGAGGTCGAGGGTGGCGCAGGCGATGAGGTTGCGGGACTCGGGGTGCCGGAGCAGGTGGTGACAGGTGTCGATGACCGTAATCATCGTGCTCTTGGCGTGGCCACGGGGGACGATGGTGCTCGTCTTGGGTCGGCTGTGGACGTGCTCCAGCATCCGGCGGTGGAAGGCGCCGAACTTCTTGCGGTCGGAGTTGGGCTCGCCCTTGTAGCCCAGGGCGACACCGAAGGCCACGGGGTCGCTCCAGATGTCTAGGAGCGCGTCCCGTATTTGTGCCGGTGTGTAGTCTGAGGCTAAAACCAATGCGCCGTTTATACTCCGTGATTCGCCGGGAGAGTTCAAGGGGTAGGGGTGGTCGGCGAGCCGGTGGCCTGGGGGCGGGGGCGGAGCGGCTCGGGGGAAGGCCCCCCGGCCGCGCGGTCGCGGCGGCGCCGCTACTCGAGCCCGCCGAACCCAGCGGCGCGCAGCAGCGGCGCAAGCTTGGACCGGACGCGCTCGACTCGCTTACGGACCGTCGGCCCGTCGAGCTGCAGCGCCTTAGCGATCGTCGGTTGATCCTCGCCGCGCCGCAGCAGCAGCGCGACCTCGCGAAGCGCGGGGTTCAACGCCATGATGCACGCGTCGATCGCCTCCGCGTTCTCGCGCTCGACTAGTGTCGCGTCGAACTCGAACGGCTCCGGCGCATCGTCGAGCGGGACGTGCTCCGCCTTGCGCCCGCCCCAGCAGCCAGTGACGGCCAGTGACGGCGACGCCGCTGCGCTCGCTTGCTGCTGCGTTGCGCAGCCAGCCAGCCAGCGCGTCGTATCGGTCGTAGGCGACGCCGCGCCGTTGTCCGCCTTCCAGCGGATGTAGGCGTTGGCGATGCCATCATGAGCAGTGGTCTCGTCTACCCAGCGCGGCAGCGGCAGCGCCATCGCGCCGTTGCGGCGAGCGACGCCGCGCTGCTGGCCAGTCGCACGATGGGCAGCGGCTGCTGCTTGTGCGATGCTGTAAACGGTGGACCACTGCTGTGCTTCGTTCTTCATTGTTGTTTCCTTTGTTGAAGTGTGAGCCAGCAGTCTACCGGAACGGGTCCGGCAGTCCACCTCATAGGGCCCGAAAACGGCCGAACGTGACATCGAAGGGAAAGAAAATCTCGGCTGCCGCCATAACTCGAGCCTTGGCGGGGGTTTACGGCAGTCGGTCGGATTTTCTTTTCCCCCGATGTCACAACGGCCCCCCACCGGGCCCCATGTAGTGGCCGACGGCACCACGCCGACGGTCAAGGCATCGCTGCCACAATCACATCAGGAGACTATATGTCACAACGTGAAACACTGGGCGGCGCTGCCGCATCCCTCGACGGCATCGACTTCGACGCGATGACGCCGGACGCCATGAAGGCGCTGCTTAAGCAGACGCGCGACGCCAACCAGGCGCAGCGCGAGCGCGAGCAACGGCTCGACGGCGTGACGATCGCCTACGATTCCGGCGTGCTTACCCGCAAGGACGGCACGACGGCGCCATGGGCTAACGTCACGGTGAAGGGCGGCGTATTCGGCTGGAAGGGCGTGAAGCTCACTCCGGCGAAGTTCGCGCGTCTCATCGCGATTCGCGAGGACGTTGAGAACGTGATGCGGCAGCACTGGTCGGATGACGCATGGACGAACGAGACCTCGGCGTAAGCCGGGGCTCGTTCCCTTTTTATTTGTAGCTTCGTAGCTGTCTTGCGCGAAGCCGTGAATCACTGCGCTTGGAGGAACAATGGGTGCTTACATCGTGATAGTTGTGGGTCTGCTTCTTATGCCACTCGTGTGGCTCATCTCTGACTACGACGAGAGCAAGCTTCGATGAGCGAACCACTGATTAACGGTAGCGCTTACGCGCATCTATCGAGCAAAGACGAGTCCAAGGTAATGGAGTTCGTCGAGAGCTTGGGGCGTTCCGTGCTGCGACCAATCGAGCGCAAGTGCGAGCGACGCAACCACCTCAGTCGTTTACACGGCCTATGCCAACTCGTTGGTGCTGAGTTCCAGTGCCGCGAAGACGCAGAGGGCAGCGGTGATATGTCTATCGCATTCCCGAAAGGGCAGGGGTGGACGCTAAAGAGCGCCGAAGACTATGTGCTTCGTGTGCTCGGGTTGGACCTGTTCTGCACCGACGGTGGTGCAGGACGCTACTTCGCGCAAGCTAACGGTTACTTGCGCAACGGTCACGAGGACCACCCAGTGTTTCACTGGCGCTGGGGCTACGACATCTAATAACTGGAGGACAGAATGGACGAATACTACGTCACCAAGAAAGGTGAGACCACGCGCATTGTTTCGCTGACTCAACTGCTGGCTGAGCGTGCAAACGTCATGGACAGGTTGGAGCAGGTGAACAAGCGGATCGCTGACATGGACTTGGCACGCGACGAACTCGACGGGGTGCTCTGCTACTTCCGCAACGAGGACAAGCGCCGTGGATAGCCCGTTCACGGAAGCCATCCTCGAATACGAGGGGCTCGACCAGGACGAAGTCTTGGACATCTACGCCTACGACTCGATCGTTCCGGGCGCATGCACGCAGTGTCTAAACGTGCAATACGTCGAACCTGATGCAGACGATGGGTGTTGCGAAGCGTGTGGCTCCAACACCGTCGTCTCGTGTCTACGCAAATGGGGTTACGTCTAAACAACAAGGAGAAAGACGATGATTGAACTAGAGAAGAACAAGCTGCACTTCATGACGCCGGGTGACTGCGTCGAGACCATCGCGGAGTATTACCTGGGCGGTCTGGAGACCGGCTACGACAGCCGCGCTAGTCAGTGCTACTATTTGGCGCCTGAGGACGAAGACGGCGAGCCGCCCGCATGCGACGCTGCCGACACTGGCTCGTCGTGCGCTATCGGCGCGCTGCTACGGCACAGCGGTGTCACGCCGTCCCAGTTGTGGGACACGGGTATTCGTAACGAGCACCCTGCTGACCGCGTCGTTGACGCCTACGACATCCGCATCTCGGATTGGACCCCCGAGCGCGTTGGACGTTTCTTGCAGCTTTGCCAGCAGTTGCACGACCATTTCGCATGCAACGCGATCACCCACACGTTGCCGACTAAAGCGCTCGGCCTCATGTTTCGCTTGATGCTGCCCACGTTCGTCAAGGCCAGCGAGACCACGGGCGGTGACCAGCGATGGAGAGTTTTTGCTGGTGACGTCAACAACGCGCTGCGCACCGCCTTCGCTCAATAACAATGGAGCAGCATACGACGCGGGAAGCGTGGCTTAAGGCCGCTGCTTCCCAGATGCGCCCGTGGATTATCGCTGCGGGCGGCGGAGACTACATCGACCCACTCGTAAGC